GTGGATACTGGTCGTGGTGGTGATGGTTGTAGGCAATAAACCAGTAATTAGATGAGAAATCTAAACTAAATGATAATCAAATTCGATGAATGACTGATTTTGCGCGTAGGGATACGGCGACCGACTGCCCGGTTGGGAACGCTTCGCCGGATACCAAACCATCAGCGTCAAAACTACCCTTAACCAGACGGCACAGTACGAAGATAACCTGATTTACAAATACTGAATAAAAACAACGCCGGGCATTCCCGGCGTTTCCGTTTTTTCGCCCTCATTTGAGGCGACGCAAATCAGTTTGGATCAAGCGCCGCGATCTCATAGCCCTCGAAAGCGATGACCGGCTCGCCGAGCCAGTCGTTAATCTGCAAAAACCGGTCCTGCAACGGCCTGACCTCATTGCGGGCGAACACTTTGGCCGCGTCCGATATGCTGCCGAAACCGCTGGAGTTGGTCGGCACAATGCCAATCAGGTTCGGCGGCACACGGCAGGCGGCAAGCTGGTCGTCGCGCGACACCGCCTTGATGTTGAAAAACTCATCCTTCGCGGCGACCTCGGAAATCGGCAGTAATTTAATGCCATCCGGTTTGCCATTGGGCGCGTACAACAGCAAATTGCGGAAATTCCCCGGCCCTTTCGACAATTTCAATTGCTCCTGCAAGGTGTTAATATCCGCCTCATTGATATTGGCATCGGTCAAATACATGATATAGCCCGCGTGTGAGCCGTTGCGGTAATAGCGCAGCCGGAATTTGGTTGCCGCCTCATTGAGTAATGCCGATTGAATGGCAGGCAACCAATCCCGCCAGCCACAAAACCCCTGATTCACCTCCGGCCCCGACAAATGAAAAATGCTCCCTTTGGGGAAATCATGAATGGCGTAGCCGCTGAAAAAATCGCGGTCGCGCACGATGAATCGGTAACGGTTATCGCGGCTGCGGCGGGTGAATTTTGCCGGGGAATGGCGCAACGCCAGCAATTTGCCGCTGCGAGCATATGACCGCTCAAGATAGGCATTGCCAAACCACAAATAATCCATAATCAGCTTTGAAAATTCCTGCCGCGACAATAACGGGTGCGGCTGGTAGCAACTGGTGAGGATATTAGCCTTTGCCTGCAAAGCGCTGCGGATATACAGCAAGGAATAATAATATTTGGCGTGCGCATCAATCGAAAACGGCAATTCGTAATACTCGCCGTTGAAAGCGCATTCGAGGTATTGCAACAGCATTGCGCCGGTTACTTCGATTTCCTCACCCGCCCATTGAAACGAAAACATCCGCTGCACTTCAGCGGTTTTTTCTTTTTTGCCTTTGAACATTAAAACTCCCAAAATTAAAAAATACGGGCAAAACCACGTTTGCCGGAGAAGCCGGCCTCATCAATAGTCCCGAGCGGGTCGTTAATCAGCGCGTGCATCGTTGCCCATGCCAAATCCGCGTGTCCCGTAGTGGCGGTGCGGCTCGCCTTGTAAGTAACCTGCCGCCCGCTGCCCGTCTGCGCTTGGTGAATCGTCAAAAAGGCATGGGCAATATCCGTCCACCCAGCATCCCATTGCAGACGTCCGTGATGGATGAGCTGCTTTGCCTTCAGCACCATTTCGTTCTTGGCCTCAACGGTGTAAATGATTTTCTTGGCGCGCGGATAAAACTGGCGCACCAAGTCATAAACTGCCTGCCCAATACCGGTGGCATCAATAGCAATATTGGCCACGTTATAAATGCTGCAAAATTCGCGAATCTTTTGCGCTTGCCCGTCAAAATCCAGACCGTTGAAACTCTGCTTATCGACAATGCGGAAAATCCCGCCCTCTACCCGTGGCGGTGCGATGACTACCAATGAGGCGTCATCTTGCGAGCGGCTGGGGGCGTAACCAATCCACACCGGCGCGTCATCGAGCGGGCGCGCGGCGAGCGGGGTGTAGTCCTTCCACAGCGTCCACGCATCAACCATGCAGCGCTGCAATTCCGCCATTTTGAAAATACTGTCCGTGTCATTGACGAATTGGCACATGAGCAAGTTTTCAAACTGCCCCGGCGGGAATTTAATCCGCAGTTTTTCCATCGTTACCCGATCGAAGCCGCTGTTAATGGCGTCCTCAATGGTAATTACTTGGCGGAAATAGCCATCCTCGCATAGCCGCCCGTCTTTGAGCGCTTTATGCGACACGTCCAAATCAATATGCTCGGATTTTGGGCGGCCTTTGTTAAATTCTGCCCCGGTCCATAGCGGATAGGCCTCATGGGTAACAGTTGAGGGCGTGGAGAAATAGGTAATACGGCGATCATCGTGTACCGTCATCCCTGCCGCTACGTGTTTGAGCTTTTTGAACTGCGGAATCCAAAAATATTCGTCAATGTACAAATCGCCGGAATAGGATTGCGCCGTATTGGAATTGGTACCGAGGAAATATAGCGTAGTACGCGGAGCCAGTTTGATATGCTCGCCCTTGAGTTTTATGCCTAATACCTCATCGACGAAGGCGACAATGTTGCTGCGGAAAATATGCACCTGACTTTTCGAGGCGGAAAGAAAAATCTGGTTTTTGCTGGTATCCAATGCCGTCAATAATCCTTCCAACGAAAAGTAAAACGTTGCACCGATTTGGCGGCTTTTAACGTATTGCCGCATATCATACTGTTTCGAGTGCTCGTACCACGCCATTTGATGCGGATACATCCGCTCCCGAAATGCGCGCTTTAATTCGGCAATCATGTCGGCGTCGAATTTTCCGGAATCGCCGCGCTCCTTTGCCTTTTTGCGCTTGCCCTCATTGCGTCTGCGCACATTGGGATTCAAATCCGCCTCATTGCCGCCGTCCTGATAGCGCTCAATGCGTGCCGTCCGTTCGAGGATTTTGGCGAGTTTGTCCATTTCGTTGTAATCCTTTTCGGACTTCTCGTCTTTGGCAACCAGCACGGCGAGGCGCACGTCAATCTGCTCGCCGATGCGGCGCGCTGTGGTCGCCCTGTCCCATCCTTCGCGCGTCTTCCACGAGCGGACGGTGGTGTCAGGGATGCCCATCAGGCGGGCGATTTCGGCACAGGTAAAGCCGCGCCAGTACAACAAGCGCGCATTCTTTTCGGGGGACAAATCGGGATTAAGCAAAGTCATCATCATGGCGCGCATGATGGACAGGCGCGCGCGGGTGCAAAAGCACGGATTTTCAATAGTCGCCATCTATTGAAATTTGCTGATTGAGCGCGCGGGCAAACGCGACAACAATCGTGCTACCGATTCACCGACCCGGAGCATCCCTTGAAATTTCACATTGTCGCCACCGAAGGCGCAACCATTGACGGCCGCGTCATTAGCGGTCAACACCTCGAACAAATGGCGAAGAATTACGACCCCGCCAAATATGGCGCGCGCATTTGGCTGGAGCATATCCGTGGCCTGTATGCCGACAGCGCTTTCCCGGCATTGGGCGACGTTACCGCGCTCAAAACTGAAAAAAACAAGGACGGCAAAACCGTCCTGCTTGCCGCCATTAACCCGACCCCGGAACTGGTGAAAATCAATCAGGCGGGGCAAAAGGTTTATACCTCTGTCGAAATTGACCCGAAATTTGCCGATACCGGCGAGGCTTATTTGGTCGGCCTTGCTGTAACCGACAGCCCGGCAAGTACCGGTACCAGTCGCCTTTCCTTCAGCGCCATCCAAAAAGCGCCGGAACATTTGTTTTCCGATTATGTCCAGGCCAATTTGAGTGATGAAGAAAAGCCATCGCCCGGCATCATGGACAAAATCAGGGCGATATTTTCCAAACAGGAAAATGCAGAAAAAGACAATGCCAAGCAATTTTCCAACATGGAAGAAGCGATCACTACTGTCGCCTCTGAATACAACAAAGGCAAACAAGGATTGCAGGGAGAGATTGCCGAAATAAAAAACCGGACAACCGAACTGGAAAAACAATTCGCCGAATTAAAACAGGCAATGGATACCACCCCGGTCAATCCGCCAGAACCGGCGCAAGTATTCAACACCCCGCGCCCTGTCGCCAATGGCGCAACCGAAATTCAAACCGATTGCTAAGGACTACAAATGCACAGACAAACCCGACAACAATTCAACAAATTCCTGCACCGCATCGCGGAATTAAACCATGTCCCCAGCGCGACAGAAAAATTCAGCGTAGAGCCCGCCGTTGAGCAAAAACTACTGGAGAGAATACAGGAATCCAGTCCTTTCCTGACGCTGATTAACAGCATCACCGTCGATCAACAAGAAGGCGAAAAAGTCTTTGTTGGCGTGAACAGCACCATCGCCGGGCGCACAGACACCAGCGGCAATGCCGAGCGGCAAACGCGCGACGTCAAGGCGCTGTCCAATGACAAATACCGCTGCGAACAAACCAACTTCGACACCCATATCCGTTACAACACCCTCGACAGTTGGCGGCACCGCCCCGAATTCCAGTCATTGCTACGGCTGGCGACCAGCAAACAGATTGCCCGCGACCGCCTGATGATTGGTTTTAACGGCACCTCTGTCGCCGCCGATACCAACCGCACCACCAACCCGAAATTGCAGGACGTCAACATCGGCTGGCTGCAACAACTGCGCGCGCACAAAGCCAGCGCGGTGATGAATGGCAAAAAAATTGGCAAACTCAACGACAATGACTACCCGAATATTGATGCCGCCGTCTATGACGCCGCGCACGAATTGATTGAGCCGTGGTATCACGATGACGAGTTAATCGTGATTGCCGGGCGCAAACTGCTGACCGACAAATACCTGCATTTGATTGGCGACAACGACAAACCGACCGAACGCCGCGCGCTGGAAAGTTTGATGGTCAGCCAATTATTCGGCGGCTTGAAAACCATCGCGGTGCCATTCTTCCCGGAAGATGCTTTCATGATTACACCGCTGTCCAACCTGTCTATTTACACACAGGCCGGTTCAACCCGTCTGGCGTATTTCGACAATCCGAAAAAAGACCGGATTGAGGAATTCCGCAGCATGAATGAAGCCTATGTCATCGAAGACTATGACGCCTGCTGTCTGGTCGAAGGTATCAAAGTGCCGAAAGCCGATGGTTCCGGCTGGGAGTAAGAAATGGCAAGCCCCGCACGATTGCACAAACAACGCGAAGAAGCCCGCGCCGCCGCCGAGCGCGCCGCCGTGGAAGAAACCCCGGTGCGCGGCAGCGCGCACGAACTGGCGCTGGCGCAACTGGCGCAAGACAAGCGCCAGCTCAAGGAAATCCAGTCCACCGAACGCCGCCAAGAGCGCAAGGCCGAACTGATGGCCGAGCATTGGCACGCCTATATCGACGGCGCACTCGCCGCCGACAGCGGCGCACATGACCCGGTCATCAGCCAAATGCTGCCGTGGTGTTTTGACGTTGGCGACATCGAGCGCGCCCTGCGCGTCGGCGATTACCTGCTGCGCCACGACCTGCCCGCGCCGGAGAGTTTTGCGCGCAGCGCCCCGGCACTCTATGCCGAGCTGGCCGCCGAGGCATGGCTGCAAACCCCGGACGGCAAAATTCCGCCCGTCAGCGCACTGCAACTGGGCGACGTGCTGGATGCGGTCAGCGGTCATGACATGGTGGACGAGATTGTCGCCAAACTGCACCGCGCCCTCGGCGAGGCGCTGTATTCCGAAGGCGACAACGAGCGCGCCCTTGACCATCTGCGCCGCGCGGTCGAGCTGAATGTCAAGGTCGGCGCGAAACCGCTGATCGCCAAAATTGAAAAGGAAATCGCGGAACAAGCGGCGGCAAACCAAACCCCGTCGCAATAACCTTCTCAACCAGCCCGCGCGGGGCGCGGCGGCGCAAAGGCTTTCAGTCAGTTTTCTCCCTTTGCCCGCCGCAACCGCGCTCCTTTGGGGAATCCTGCGCGTGGCAGGGATGACGGGTTCCTCCTGTTACGTCATCAACCACGCATTTTTTGAAGGATTTTGATATGAGACCACTCTCCCCGTTTGGAAAATTCTTGCGCAAAGCCCGCATTGATACCGGACAAACATTGAAATCCATGTCGGCAGTATTGGGGGTTTCTGTAGCTTTTTTGAGCGATATTGAAAGAGGAGGGAAGTCCGTCCCCGTTTCATTGGTCAAAAAAATTTATGAGTTTTTCAAATCGCTGGATTACAACCCGAAAGAAGACCTTTTTCAACTGGCAGTCTTGCAAAGAGGAAAATTAGATTTATCACATTTGTCGGAAAGACAACAAATATTGATTGTCAAATTAACATCCCATGAAATAGATGATGGCAAACTTTCAGCAATTGAAAAAATTATTTATCAAAGGGGTGAATCATGAGCGCATTACTGAAATTCGGCGAGCAATTGCAGCAAAAAAGACTGGAATGCAGACAAACGGTGCAATCGTTTGCGGCAATTGTGGGAATTACGGAAGCGCATTTGAATGCCATCGAGGAAGGCAAAAGAGCCGTTCCCGTGCCATTACTGTTAAAGATTTCCCGCTGTCTCAAATATGCAAGCGGGAAAGAATAAATGAGCGCCTTAATCCCACACAGCTCCGGCAATCCGCCCGCGAATGAAGACCGCATTGCGCCGCCGGATGATTTTTATCCCGCGCTGTCCGTCGCCGAATGGAAACGCCGGATGCGGGTGGATGACAACGTCAGCCCCGCGCGCAGTATCGAAATCCTCACCAGCGCCATGTACGACATTACCGACGAACTGCGCCCGTGGCGTGCCAGACAGACCGCCGCCGTCCTCGCCGAAGGCCGCGACACCGCGCACTATTTGCAAGCCGTGTGGCAGCGGGCGAAGGCCTACGAACTCGAACAATACCGCGACATCGACACCACCGACAGCGGTCGCCGCCGCGCCGAGGGCATCGAAAGCCGCATTGACAGCGCGCTGCAACGCTCGCGCGAATCCTTGCGCAGCCTGATGGGACGCGGTCGCGCGACCATCGTCCTGATTTAAGAGGGAGCCATGAATGCAGACCGTAACCGCACACCAATACGAAACCCTCGACGACGTCCTCTACCGTATTACTGGCAACACCGCGCCGATAGCGCAAGTTATGGCGGCCAATCCCCATGCCTTGCGCTCGCCCCGCCTTGCCGGGGGTACGCCCGTCCATATCCCGCGCGCGCCGGTCGCCAAACCCGCGCCTACC